CACAAGGAAGCCGAGATGAAGGCGATTGAACTTGCTAGACAGATTGCCGATGAACAGGCAAAGTTTGAAGCAGAAGGTGACAAAATGCTAGAAGCATCTGTTTACGCTAACGAAACAGTAAGGGAAAGAACTAGGAGAATCTACAGAAAGAGATACATGGATAAGGCGATTCAATATCTCCGCTCTGTTGGGGGAGAAAAGGTCAATAGTATCTTCAAGGCAATCGACAAGAACTACGACAAGACCATGGCTAAACTTGAGGCCGCTAGAAAAGAGAAGGACGAGCGTACCCGCAAGATGGAAAAAATTAAGGACAAGGTTATGGCTGAGTACCACAGGGAGAATGAAGCGGCTGAAGCCGAAGGTCTTACGGCTGAAGATGAAGGCTACCCGCACCCTGAGTTTGATGATGAAGTTCATCTTGAAACCATCAGACGATATGAAGAACATGAAGCCAAGGAGGCTAACATCGAAGAAGCCTTTGGTCTTAAAGAAGAAGACTACGACCCAAATGAAATCGAGGCTATCACAAAAGAAGATGCCATTGCTCTTGCAGAGAGAAGAGCCGCAAAGCATAGAAGAAACTCTGCTGAAGTGTTTGGCTTTGCTGATGAAGAAGGAAATGTCAAGGCTGAGGATGTTGTTAAGTATGAACCGATGAGCCCTGAGCAGATTGAAACTCTGATGAAGGCTGAGAACGAAGAGTCTTACGACAAGGAAGGTATGCGAATCTGGGACAAGGAAGAGTTTGACTCTGAACTTCAGAAGCGTATCAGAATCAACGATGCTCTTGTTGCCATTCAAAAGGAAGTTGCGGCTGGAACTTATGATGCTACCAAGGCTAGAAACCAAAACTTTGGTACAAACCTTAAGTCTGGCTCCCTCCAGTATCTAGCAGATTATAAGTACGCAAACTCGCAGTGGTTTAACGACAAGGGTGACTCTATCCTTAGACAACTGACTCTTGATGGTAATACTATGATTATTGAGGGTGTGATTCCGTCTATCCATGACAGCAAGAAGTCTGGTGAAAACGAAATTGTCCTTAAATACGCTGGTGTCCCAGACAAAAAGGTCAAGATTAAGGATATTCCTCCTGAGGTAATGGACGAAATTAGAAAGAATGCCGTAAGCGTATTCCCTGATGAGTATAACGAAGTCATAAAAATAATGGATGAGAAACTCCAAAGGCTTAGAGAAGGTGCTAGACTCAACACTCCGTTTGAACACCTTCAGGCTGTCTTTGGTCTGTACTCGCTTTGGGGCTGGGAAATTAACCCTCACCTGACTGACCCTAATTTTAAGGCTGGTGCTTCCACCAGCGGCCTTGAAGGTCTTTCTGGAAAGCAAGTTTATGAAGAAACGCTTAGACAGTCTGGAGTTCTAATTTCTGGATTTGACAGAAGTGCTAGTTTTACAAAGGCACTTCAGAATCAGCCTGACCTGTTCATGTCTACCATTGAAATCCTGAGTTCGCTTAGAGAAGGTGCTGAGTATATTGAAAAGAACTCAAAGGGTACTATAGATTTTGAACATAAAGTCGCTCTCGCCAAGGAGAAGGGCGTTACCATTGACGCTAACATGGAATCCGTTGGCATCATGCAGGAGAATCCTATTATTTTGGGATGGCTTGGTGATTATCTCAGAAAGTTCCCTGAAAACAAAGACCTTCTTACAGAGGATACCTCTGGCAAGATAGACGAAGCGGCTGTAGCAAGAAAACTTGATAGCAGATGGAAGGATTACAAGAAAGACTTCAAGAAAAAGAATGGCGTAGTGCCTTCTGACGAACAGAGAAAAGCGTTTAAGGAAAAGACAGAGGCTAAAATCAGAAGCGAACTAGCCTTCAAGGCAGGTACTGGAGAACTTTCTTTTGTCGGTAACTTCTTTGACCAAGGAACAGGCAGACACCATGTATATGGTCAGGCTGACAGTGTTGAGTATCGCTACTACAAAAAACTTAAAGAAAAGAACGATGAAGTTAAAGCCCGAAATCGTTATGTCGAAAAAGACCCAGTTACTGGCAAGCATCTTGTTGAAATTGAAAGAGGATATAAGCCCTCTCAACTTGCCTCTGGTGAAGCATGGAAGGACTTCCAGAAGGAAGCACCTTTCTTTGGTCCTATCCTTGAAAGAGAAGCCCCAAGAGATGATGCTGAACTAAAGAGACAGGCTAAGGCTGTTGCTGGAGAAATCAGATACGAGTTCATTGAGTACATGAACGATGAAATGAACAAGTACATCCTTGACGAGTCGGAACAGATGCAGGAAGAAAGAGGCATGGTTCTTAAGGACTGGAAGACCCTAGCGGAAAGAAATCAGGAAACTCGTAGGGCTAGTTACAGCGACAAGGACAAGGCTCGCACTAACGCCGTTGAAGCGGCTGTCAATGAAGATGCTCCTGCCCCCTCGTCTCCTATTGCCAAACTTATTGGTGCAATAGACAAGGCCACAACTGAAGCAGAAATGCATGAGGCTCTTGGCATTACCCAGCCTAAGAAGAATAAGCCTGAAAAGGCTAAGTACACTCCTCCTGTTGAAACTCCTGCCCAGCCTAAGGTCATGCCTATGTCTGGCGAAAGAGTCACGGAGTCTATCTCTATGCTGGCTGAACTTGGTGAAGTTCACCCCGAAAGACCTGACGAAAGAATTAGAACTGTTATTGAGAACGGAGAGCGTAAGGCTGGTGCGTTCCAAGTCAGTCTTCAGGGCGAGGGAGATGGTGCTTCCCTGTATATTGATGCTATCTACGGCTTTGAAGGTAAGGGTGGTGGCAGAATGGTCATGGAGCATATCCTGTCTGTCGCTGACAAAAACGAGGTCAATGTTTCTCTTGAAGTTTCCCCCTTCTATTCCGAAGGTGGTCGCAGGATGGACCAAGCCAAGTTGATGAAGTGGTACGAATCCTTTGGCTTTGAGCCTTGGGTTGAGGCCAGCACTCCTGCCAACACCTACATGATTAGATACCCTAAGGAGTTTAAGGGTGATATGACTGTAAAGAAGCCTTCCGTTCCTTTCAGCAAGGAAGCACTTAAGCGTAATTTGGCGTTCAACCACACACAGATGCCTGTGTCTGGAGATATGTATCATGAACCGATTGGCCCCCAGAGGCCAGCGGAAGGCAAGCCCCAGACGATTGATACGCCTCGCCGTGAACTGTCGGTTGAGGACTTGCTTGATAAGTATCAGGTTCCCCAGAAAGACACCTCTAATCCTTTTCAGTATGAAAGTCCTATTGGTCCTACTCAGGACTTTAGACCTGACATGACTACCGAGGAACTGAAGGCAACGACTGACAGCATTCTTTCTAGGTATGATGCCCCTGTGGCTGACCCGATGGGGGCTCAGGCATACCAGTATGACCGACCTATTGGCCCTGAGAAGCCTCCCACACTTAAGTTGGAGTACAACCCTCCTCCTGCCTATGATAAACCGATTGGCCCCCAGAGACCTATCGAACTTGGGTACACCCCTGTTGGTGGAAATCAGTATGACAAGCCTATCGGCCCTCGCAGACCTGCTGGCAGACCTAGAAGAGAGAAGCCCCCTGTCGGAACTCCCACGAAGGCCAAGCCTGTCAAGCCGACCAAGGTTGAAGTCAAAAAGACTGAGGCGACTGCCGAAAAGGTCAAGAAAATTATTGAGGCCACAATCAAGAACGGCACAGTCAAGCCAGTCGAACAGGTTGGCGTGGCTCAGGTTGTCGTTCAAGCGGCTGGCCCGATTGCCTCTGTCTCTAGAGAAAACCTAGAACACACCCTTGCAATCTTGTCTATCAAGGACCACCTTACGCTCAAGATGAGCGGAGGTGCTGGTAATCCTAGGATTGCCACTGCTGACAAGAGATACATGGTTACTGGCAAGGCTGGCAAGTATGAAGTTGTCATGCAACCTCACCAGAGTCCGTACCATGGTCAGATTATCGACCAGAGAAGGATTGCTATCGTACCTACGCTTGAGCATGCACAGTTGTGCATCAGAGAGTTTGATACTCTTCAGCGTAGACTCGCAGAAATGCAGGGTATTGATACATCCGCCGCACTTCAGGCTACTGCTCCTGTCATGGCTCCCGCTCAGATTCAGCAGGTTGCCAAGCAGGTTGCTCAGGCTGAGGCTCAACAGCCTACTCCTCCTGTTACCTCCCCGAAGACACCTGCCGAAGCCCACCCCAACTTCAATGCTTGTGTTGTCGGCCTGAGCAAACTTAGGATTCCTAGACCTTACGCTAAAGAACTTGTTACTGCGGCTGTCTCTGCCCTTGGTAGAGATGCTAAGATTGAAGACATTATCCAGCACTGCCTCCATGCCAATCAGGTGATGGCGGCTCAGATTGCCACAGCCAATGAAATTCATGTGGCTACAGTCAACAACACTTCTGGGGCTCCGAACCCCTCTGGTGTTGCTCAGGTTGTTGTCATGCCTAGCAATGCTGGCTTGAATAACGCTTCTGGCGGTGTCGTTCCTAGACCTCCTGCTATGGGTCTTGGCTATCCTAACTCCATTCCTTCTGCTCCTGTGCAAACAGCGACAAAGTCGATGTGGACTCCGTCTTCCGACCAGTTGATGGTTATGAATACGCTAATCAGATTCAACCAGTACATGTCGAAGATTAAACTTCCTAACGGCGGTGAGGGTGTTGGCGTTACACTCGTCAATGCTCTTGGCTACACAATCCAACAGACTGGTCCTTCTCGCTTCAGAGTCTATGGTGCTAACAAGGCACTGGTTTCTGTGACGGACAACGAACAACAGGCTTGCGATGATATCTTCAGGGCTCACTTCAAAAGATGAGTCCTATCGACCCAGACCTTGGCAAAGCCGCCGCTGACTTTAAGTCTGGCGGCTGGCTAGTCGCTTTGCTTGGAGCCTTGGGTATGATAGCCAGAATGATATTGACTGACGAGCGTCAGCCTATCGTTGTTTGGGTCAAGAAGATAGTGGCTGGCGGAATCGTAGGCGTATTGATGTACTTTGCCTTGCATGGAAGCAAGATAGACCCATTGTATAAGTCCATCCTTTTCTCTGTCAGCGGTGCTATTGCACCAGACATATTTGAAAAGACATTCTACAAAATCATTAACAAACTATGGAAAAAGTAATCCTGCTGGCACTGCTTCTTGTTGGCTGTTCTACTGCTCCAACCCCACCCCCTCAATACAAACCGCTTCCTCCTGTTGCACCTATAAATGAAAAAAAGGAAGCGTACATTAACAACATCGAAACGGAAGCGTCAGAAGCGTCAGCGGCCCTCAGTGCCATTGCTGGAAAGACTGGTGAGCCTAGTGACAGGGTTATTGGAATTAGTATCGAGCGTCTCAACTCTATTAAAAAGCCCTCCCAAGAACAAATAAGCAAATGGGCGGCGAGTATCAAGGATGTCAAGAAGTTAGATAAGGAAGCAGAGAAGACTAAGGAACTTGAGACCGAACTAAACCTAGCATGGACCGCCGTGGCGGTAGCCGATGCTCAGGTCGAGGCTCTGTCCAAGGCAGAGGCTTACGAGGATATCAGGGACGCTTGTATTTGGCTAGGCTCCATCCTGACCCTTGCTGGCGTTGCCCTCGCAGTCGCAGGGATGTGGATAGGGCGAGGCGTAAAGGAAGGTGCTTTTGTTCTCGCCACAGGAGTTATAATTATTGCCGCACCACTCGTCATACAGAATGTCGTAGAGTCCCTTTGGTTCAAGGTCAGTGTAGCCACCGCATTTGTAACAGCCATCGGCTTTGGACTGTGGAGGTTGTTCCATGTTGAAAAGCAGGTTAGGCGTTATTGTCAGTCAAGTGATAGTGCGGTACTTGATGGAGAGCCTTGTCTTGACAAACAATCAGGAACTTCTGAGAGCGAACCTGCCCCTTCTGTAAAAGAAGTTTGATGTGTTTGTTGGCTGTTGACTGGCTTACGCCATGCAACTTGATGTAGTCATCTGAAGTCCACCAACAATCGGGAACATCGTCAGGCGTTTTCTGTAGGGAGGACACTCTTAAGAATGCTTTCTCTATTTCTTTGAGTTTGGATTTCTTCATTTATGGTTTTGGTTGCGTCAAGTAACATGGGCAGATAGTATTCAAGCACCCTAGGGTGGACTCCAATACACAGGCCAGCAGATACGACAGATGAATTAAGTTTCTTTTCGGTTAGGATTTTAGATGTGTCCATGATATTAAGTTTTCTGAGCCTGTAGATTTCTTCTCTTAGTTCTGGTCTGGTCCAGTAAAGAAGGTTCCTGTCAGTCAATGTCGAAATCAATGGGGGTAACCCATCGACCTCCCACTTTGTGAGCCTGAAGTATCTTCCAGTCTTTGCCCTTAACCCAGCCATAACACCAGCCGTTGCCCCATGTAGAGGTATTTAGGTGATTCTTCGCATAGCCAGCGGTGCGTTGCTTGCCCAGCCATCCCGCACAGAAGCCCACCACGCCCTTGTGACGCTTGGCATTGGCCTGAGTGATGGTATGGAGGTGTCCGATGACACAGGCTCCACCGCTAGGAGCGTAGTGGATAGCATGCTCCTTAACGCTGTTCTGGTTGGCTGAGTAGCCATGGCAGAATACCACAGGTCCGATGCGGAATGTGCCGTCTTCCGCATGGTAAGGCTTGATTGTCTTGCATCCGTTCTCCTTTAGAGTCGATACAATATAGTCAATAATGTCCTTACAGTAGTCTCGGATGATGCCACTACCACTAGACTCCATAGTTTTAAAGAGCCTGTCTTCATGATTTCCAAAAAGATATACATTGGGTTTGGTTCGTTTGATAAACTCTATGCCCATGCGAATATCTTCTTCAAGGGAGTCGTTAACATCTTTGCCTTCTGCTCCTTTTCGGAGGGCTTTAATATCAAAGCCATCGCCACCATGGATTCTAATGTCAGGCTGGAATCGGCCCATAAACTCTACCAGTGCATCAGTGCATGTAGTATCTTCCATGTTGCCATGGTTGTCCGTAAAGAAGACGAACTTCGTCCATTTACTTTTGGGGCTCTTTTTTCTTTTTGACATATACAGGTATGGTTCGGTGTGAGCGAGGGCTCAGTTGGTCAATTTCTTGGAGGATGGATGTTAGTTGTTCGGGGTCGAATGAGGCGAATTTGTTTCTTCCTATGGCTTGTCCAGCCATGAGTCGGAACATTTCAATTCCTTTTGTCTTCTTTAGAGGCATCTTTATACTGAGGGGCGGTGATTAGGATATGGAAGGCCCACTGTAAAGCGTCTTCATTTACTTCAAGGAGCCAACAGGCAAGCCTTACTCTCCATCTAGATAGGTGTTTGGTATTCATAGCCACATCATTTCCTCGATAGACAGTTCGTCTTCATCGTCATCATCGGCAAGAGTTGGCGGGAAGAATCCCCTGCATTGCGTCTGAGCGTTGCTTTTGAATCTTTTCGACTGTGGATATTTCTTCTGTAAGGGACGCATGAACGACAAGCAGTTGCTCATTCGTCATGTTCCTGTACATAGTAGTGCGTCTATTGTCTCTTACTAGGGGTGGCATCTTGTGCCTATGTCCAGCCATCCACAACGAATGATACTTAACATTGTATTCGTATGCGGCTTCCTTGCCAGAAAGACCTTTACTTAACGCCAATTTGTATACATCTATCAGTTTCATGGTTACGATAGTAGCCATTAGACAATGTCAATGTAGGTGATACCATCGGCATAGGAAGGCCAGATATTGTTAGTCAAGCATTCAGACAGGGACTGGATAGCGGTGTTGACCTTGGGCAGAGTATTGAACAGCAGGTCGCTAGGAATGATTTCCACCAGCCTTACGCCATAGGGTGCTTCCTTCTCCACGAAGCAGAAGATAAAGCGGTATTCAAAGTCAGGCTTAAGAGCCTTCATGAGATGAATATAATACAGGGCTTGAATGTCATAGCCGCTCTTACGGATAGCACTCTTACAGCCATAGATGTTTGCAATCTCACTTGTGGTCTTGAGGTCTATAATGACTCGCTCTTCATGATTAACCCAGTCGAGGCGACCCTTGGCCTTAACATTGTTATGCATGGTGTCAGCAGTGACAGTAACCTCAGGGTTGCCAACGGCGGTGTACTTGAGGAAGGTAGGACTGGTGCGGACAGCCTCAGCCATGCCGATGCACTGAGCGTACTGGTCTTGAGTCAAAGCAATCTTGTTGCCATTGTCAGCAAGGAACTGTTCGTAGCCAATCTTTCCGTCCTTAGTGCGTCTGTCAAATTTGGGCATCATAATGACCTCGTTGGCAAAGTGCGTAGGCTGGAAGACGGCAAGGTGTGTAGCCGTACCAAGAAGCATGGCATCAGTTTCTTCCTTGGGCTCAGAGATGTAATGCTGATAATGAGCAGGAGATTTTACCAGTTGCTTGATGGCTGACTGGCTAATTGCGTCAATCTTTCGATAGAGGCCGTCTTCCATGTTGAGCGTTTCAACAGCGTTCTTAAATAGTAGGTTTTGGGTGGTCATGGGTTCTTGGTTAAAAGGGTTATACTTATCGAGGGAGGGGGGACGCAAGTACCATCGAGGCTCGCTTAAGCGTTACTCTTCTGGCAGAAGTCAGCGACTGGTGCTTAGGGTCAAAGCCGTAGGACTTAGCCTGACGATATCCCATGTTGTAGCACATGTATATCTTGAGAGGAGTGACTTCTTGCTTGTCTTTAATAAGTCTATCAACAATAATGTGAACATATGCTACGGCAAAGTACCTAGCGTAATCAGGGTCAGCAAGGTCTTTCTTCCAATCTTTGCCACGCTTGGCGGCATGAAGAAGTTCATGGATGCCATCTCCTTTGATGCGAACATATGCAAGTGCGTCTTTATATGCCTCTTCATGCATTTGGTACATGCCGATGGCTTTTCCATTGTCTCCAACGGCCTTGTAGTTGCCATTAGACTCAATGATTGCAAGCCTATCCATGAAGTCAGTCATGTCGATAGTCTTGGCTTCAGTGGAAATACCGAAGAGGGAGGTTGCGAATAGGCTAAGGAATCGTTTCATAAAAAAAGGGGGTAGGGAGCAGGAACTTAATCCTGCCCCCTAGATTACTTAGAACGGAACCTCGTCAGAGGATTCGTCTTCTTGCTTGGGAGCCTGAGAGTTGCTGTAGAGGGCAACGGCTGTGGCCTTCAACTTAGCATCCTTTGCGGTGACTCGACCAGTCTTCTCGTAAGGACGAGGCTCCCACTTGGTGGCCCAGTAAGCAAGGTCATTGCCCTGAAGTTCACCGATAGGAGTTCCCTTGTTGTTGCCGAAAGGCACAGGGATGGAGGGGTCGATATCGCCAGAGGACGGCTCAGGTGTGGTCAGGCCAGTGATGTAGTTGGCAACAGGCTTAGGGGCAACATATTGCTTGGGAGCAACAGTCTTAACCTGTCGGTCAAACTCAGCATCGTCATCTTCAGTAGCAATGCCAGCCACAGAGGCGAGAGCATAGCGTCTCAGGTAGGTCAGCAAAGCACCCGCTTGCTGGCCCGTAGTTTCCGCATCAATCGGCACAGCACAGGACTCTTCAATGCTATCACCATTCTTGTGAAGAATAATAGTCTTGATGCCAATAGAGCCAGTCTTTGCTTCCTTACCGCTCCAGTGAAGGTCAGCACCGCTTGTCGGGAACTGAAGGATAGCAAGGCCGTTCTTAGCGAAGATAGGCTTGATATAATTCAGGTGAGCCGACAGGCTGGCGTACTTGCACTTATGGAACGGATTGGTGCTGTCTGGGGCTATGTCCTTTGTCTCAAAAAGAGACTTGGCAATAGCCGTATACAGTTCCGAACGCCTCTGGAGAAAGGCGTTATCATTTTCATCGTTATCAATCATGTGGGTCAGGTTCGTGTTCCTTATAACGGACAAGGGAGGGGGGATGCAAGTCCCTAAAAAACTAATGCATAGGGAACCACCCCTATGCACCAGAACCTTTCGGTTTTTCATGATGAACCAAGTCCCTGCCGTAGCACGAACAGGGAAAGTCTAGTTATGACAGTTATAATATCAAGCCGCCATCGGGACGAAGTAATCACGCAAGCGTCTCACTAGGGCAACGCCTGTCTCCTTGTTAGAGAACCTGTCAACAAGCCTATCGCCTGTATAATTTGTCGTGATGATTGTAGTCCTGAGATTGCTGGTTCTTTCATCGAGAACTGCAAAAATATCAGACTCCAGTCGCTGGGTCAGGCGTTCCTTGCCAAAGTCATCCAATACCAGAACTGGGCAGGAGATAAGAATGTCAAGAACCTTACCATGCTCTCGGTCATCAAAGCCCTTTTCGATGAGCCCTTCAAACTTACGCATCTGGAGGAATAGACTGCGGTCAGGGTAATGACGCATCCAGAGTTTATTGAACACCAGCCATGCGGCTCGGCTCTTACCGCCACCAGTCTCTCCATGCAGGATTAGACCGCACTTGTCGTCCTTAGGCTCCCATGACTCCGCTTTGTCGTACAAGGGGCTCCTAGACCTATCTGTGCCATGGAAACCCACAGGGTATTCGGGATGCTTGGTACAAAACTCCAGTCCCTTGCGGGTGAAGATTTCCTTGTAGATAAAAGGATAGTCCCAGTGGGTCTCTTTCTCACTGCAAGGCATGCAGGTCTTGATGTTGTAGTCGAACTTCTTCGACTGGGCGTTCCACACAGGGGTAGCGTCCCCCTTGCAGTGCATGCATTTAGAAGCCATTGGAGTGGTCTTGTTTGGTGATAATCTTTGCGTTACGCTCAGAACGAGCAGGTTCAAAGAGACCCTGCCAGCCGTTCTGGATAGATAAGTCTATGGAGATGATGGCCTTAGCCTCACCCCACTTCTGCATCTCCTTGAAGATTTTCTCGACAGTAGAGTGCGTAAGTTTCTTCTTAATCTCCTTGCGGTAGTCTACCCATGAGTTCCATGCAGTCCTGAATTCATCAGAAGTGAAAGGATAATCAGGCCACTTAACCATTCCCTTTATCTCTTTGTTATCTTCTTTATTATCTACTTTACTATATGGGTGCAATGGATTGCATGGGAGGGGTGCAATAGGTTGCATGGGGGGTGTGCAATGTACTGCATCCCTGAGTGCAACAGAATGCACTGTGTGCAATACTCTGCGTCCGACAGGCGTATACTCACGGACAACAAGCCCCTGCTCAATCAACTTGGCAAGGATGTTCTGCATCTGTCGCTTCTCGACATTCAGGCAGTTCTGTAGGTAGGCGTTAGATGCCCAGCATCCGTCATCGCCATCCAGTGCGTCAATAAGGGAGAAGCATACCTTCTCCGTCAGTGTTAGAGAATTAGTCTCAAACACCTCTTTGGGCATCCATAGCCCTGTAAATTTAAGGTTCATCACCAGCACCCTACCGACAACTGGAGGGGGGTGTCAAGTGGCAGATTCGTCAGACTGTATGTCGATAACAACTTCGCTCTTAAGCATCTTATTGATATCGTCTTGCGAAATCCTCTGGATGCGATGCTCGATTACTGCGGTAGGCTGGTCTTGAAGCACAGCAATTTTATCAATGATAATACCAAGAGCAGTCGGAAGGAAGTTAGGATGTATGTTATCAATCTCATTATTAAGTCTGTTCGCACCCTTCATGCCAGCGTTCTTCATGATGTTAGCCATATTAGTCTTCCAGTCCTTATCAGACAGACCTGTCATATCGCCCTTGATTGCGGATATGCTATGCTCAGACAGGCCAGTAGCCTTGACTATCTCATCCCTTGTAACGCCCTGCGAAAGCATCTCTTCACACTTCTTCCTACGCTCAGGCTCAATGTTCTTTGCGTTGCTGTGGTGCTGGTTGTTTCTAATCAGTTCCTTCTTGGGCTCATATTCCATGGGACTGATGGTACTTGACTCCCCCCCCCTGTCAACTGTATAACGACCTTGATGAAAAACACCTTTGCCACTATCGTTCTAGGAGTCGCTGTATGTGCAGTGTACACTGTCTTTGCCACAATCATTGAAGGAGTAACTGGTCAACGCCGATGAGCGTACCCAAGATAGTCAATATTAGAGTCCCAATAGACCCGCCGCCCACACACCAGTCCGCACTGCGTGTGCTAAAAAATCGAAAAAGCGGTAAAATGTTCGTTGGCAAAATGTCTACGAGCAGTGCCGTTAAATGGAAGCATGCGTTTATGCTCTTACTAAATAAGTGGAAGCCCGAAACCCCCCTTGGTGGCTCTTTGCGTGTGACTGTTAACTTTGGTTACCCATTGCTCAAGAAGCACATAGATGAAGGCAAGAAGAGAAAGAACCACGGCATTATGATTATCGAAGCCAAGGTTACACGCCCTGACTGTGACAACCTTGTTAAGTCTGTGCTGGACGCTCTTACCGACTCCGACTACATAGTCGATGACTCTAATGTGGTATCCCTGTCTGTGTCTAAGTACTTCCACTGGAAGGGGCCGTTTGTTGATGTAATAATTACTGAAGCGAACAAAGACCCTTGGACTGGAATGCCTCTTGACACCCCCCTCCCCCCTGTTATATAAGAACGGAGATGACCAACAATATAACCGACAGGGCGTGTCTCATGATGGAGGCTGTTTTTAAGTGTGTGTACACCCTTAACGGCAACGAACTTACTGACAGACAAATCAAAACCCGCATCAATGCCACGATGAAAAAGCATATCCTGCGTTGTTTTGGCAAGCAAGACGCTGTGCCTCTTATGCTTGTGACCGAACTCACAAACACCAACCCGATAATTATAGACGATTCACGCTTTCCTGTTACGCAAGTAACACTTGACTGCAAGATGGCGTTTTGTATCGAAGATTGTGAAAACAATCCTGAGTCTGTAGGTCGTGAGTTTGTGGGCATGTTCATCGACATGATTCCTGTTTCCAAGCAGGAGCATTGCGTAAGCGTCAAGATTAAAGACTACATCCAAATCGAAAACCCGCTCAAAGGCTACATCCAAGCGGACAACACTATTTTTATCCAAATCCCATGAACCAAAGAGAAATTAACCGAGTCGAGAAGTATCTTCTTGCATACCCGCAACTTAAAGACAATGCAGAAGCACTTGAAGCCCTCAAGGCTTTATGCGTTGACCCTAAGATTGGCTATCCCGCCAACGCCAACAATCAGCGTCAGTTCCGCTCACACCGAAAGGTTCGTGATGCCGCCGTCCTGTCGCTGGCTAACAGCGTAAAGGCTTAAACGACTTTATCAGGGTAGTTCAGTGGTAGAACAACGCACTGTTAATGCGTGAGTCGGTGGTTCGACCCCACCCCCTGATGCTTTCGTCCCATTAGTTCAACGGATAGAACAGTGGATTTCTAATCCATCAATGGAGGTTCGATTCCTCCATGGGACATTTGCCCTGTTAGCACAGCGGTAGTGCGTCTGTTTTGTAAACAGAAGGTCGTTGGTTCAACCCCAACACAGGGCTCCACTATAATGGGGCGTAATTAACCCAAGGCCAAGAGGAATATAACTGATAGCAAATTCCGAGGGCCGACCTATTTCTGGCATGTAACTCAGCGGTTAGAGTGGGCTCTTTATAAGGGCTAAGTCGAGGGTTCGACTCCCTCCATGCCAACCACTTGACACCCCCCTCCCCCCATCCTTAAAACGAATTCCTGATGCCAAACAAACCCAACAAATCACAGTCGGAAGCAATCGACAAGATTCAAAAGATTACTAAAGAGTATAGCATGTGTGCGTTCTTGCTTGTAGACGCTGACCTAGAAGAGAAGGCTAATGATAACGGAACTGAGTTCACCCAAGAAGAAAAGGATGAAATCTATGAGCGATTCCACAGCGGTATGCTTGATGTATACTCTGAAATCCTCGACATGATTTGCACCGATATCATTGATGAGCGATAAGAAAACATACACGCACACCTTCCACGACCTGAAGGTTACATATGCAGGTGCATGCTACATCATTAGTGGCAAGGCTGTATATGAAATCTTCAATGGTGGCATAGGCCAATTTGAATATTGGGGCTCTCAGGAGAGAGATGACCAATGGTACGCTGAGTTTGAATCCGTTGAGTTCGACCATTGCAAAATGGAAGAGCAGAGTGAGTATCAGTTCCACATCCTTATGTGGACTGACATAGAAGCACTACAGAATCTTGTGCTTGAAAAACTCAACGAAGACTTCTCGCTCTGTGCTGAACTTGCAGATAATATTAAACATAACGAAATCACCGAAGAATAATATGGCACATAACCCTATGATTGAAATAGTCCTTGAGCATGCACTTAATGTGCTTACTGATGCAGAGACTGTTGTTGAAACAGAGATTGTATCTCTTACTTTTGTTATCCTAAATATGGAAAAAGCCATGCCTAAAGGCGAACAAGCCGTACAACATCGTGAGCGTCTTGATAAGTATCTTAAACTACAGCAAGACATTCAGAAAGTTCTACGCCAAGGAAACGGCTTAAACCTGTGAACTTGACACCCCCCTCCCCCCAACCATAAAAAGACCTCCCATGAAAACTACGACCAAAGCCGACCCGAACGAAATCATCATCTCCAGCCGAAAGCATCACCTGACTTTCTATAAGGAAGATATCACCCCTGCCTATGCAGACCACCTGTGGTCTATCGTGACTACCTCTATCGAGGGTGGTCTTGGTGGAGACTCTTGGGGCTGGAAGGCCAACACCAAGGAGCAAATCAAAGCCTATAATGAAGCGTCTGATAAGGCTAAAACCGAAGAAGGTAAGAACGCCTACATCGACCTCTATGTGGACTTTGCCATGTGGGATGAAGAGAATGATATCACTGACTACATCCGTGTGAATGCTGAATGGCTTCACAACAAGATGATTAAGTTCGTCAATGATGACACTCAGCCCCTCCACCTGCGAGTTCACTTTGCTGAATTCCTTCTTGGTCGTGATTATCCCTCCAGCGGTGATGCTGTTACTGATGATGCTCTCTTTCAGTATGCCTTCCTTGGCGAAATCCGCTTCGGCTGAGACTTGACACCCCCCTCCCACCTCAAATAAAAAGAACTCCATGACCAACCCCCTCCTCTACATTCGTAACAAGTTCTGTTTCTGGGTCACAGGGCTCACGCACTGTGAAATCGCAGACCTCATCGACAAGGTCAATGAAAAGCCTGAAGAGAATGACTATATCTCTAAGTCTGACTTTGACCCTGATGACTACGACTTCAGCCCCCTGAGCGACTACGACTTCAGTCAGTTTGTTGATACTGACTTTCTGAGTCAGGAATACAGCACCACTGATGAAGTGGATGATAAGATTGGCGAAGCCGTTGATTCTTGTATTGAATCCGCTCTCGAAGACCATGTTAAGTTTGGTCAGTTTGACCGAGCGATTGCCCTGCTTAATGAGGATATCAAAGCCCTCCAGAAGAAGGTTAATAAGCCCAAAAAGGCTAAAAAGCCTAAGAAGAATCTCTGACAGGTGTGGTAGCCTGTCGGCGTTAGTGTCGGTTATTATTGTTGTGTTGATGTAAAACCGAAAGGTTTTAGGGCGGTAGTCTGAAATGGCTATCGCCCTTTTTCATCAACTTGACACCCCCCTCCCTCAATTCCTAAAACGATTCCATGACCAAAACATCCAATGCAAATGCACGACAGTTTGTGCAAGACCGAAAAGAGTTCGTAGGTAGCAATACCTTTGGACGCTGGGTAAATGGTAACTATGTAGTCTATTCTTATGGATTACATTTCCCTATCTTTGTCTGGTCTGGCTTTGATACTAAATGGTATCAGAACTCAGACAAGTACAGTGCCACTACATCAAGGCACAAGACTCAACTACATCCGTGGTTTGAGTGCCAATCTCTCAACACCAAAGAACTCCAAACCCTAATCAATAAAACCTATGCCTAAAAAGAAAAAGCCAATTACTTGGCAAGAAGTAGAACAATGGATGGGAACTGATGCAACATATGAAGATTACCAAGAAGTAATTGCAGATATTGCTAATGGTTCTTATGACCCTAAAGTTCTCCTTGAAGATATCAAGGACACCTGCGACCTTTAACCCCCAATAAACACAATGCCTAAATACCTTGTTACTGAAACGCTCTATGTAGAATTTGCTATTGAAGCAGAAACCGCACAGGAAGCACAGGATAAATACATGAATGCTTGGATTAAGCAGTTCATTACTAAAAATGAAATCAAGGTTAACAACGGAGAAAACCTCACTGTCCGTCAGAATGTTGATGGAAGGCTTGTTGAAGTCGAACTTGACCCCCCCCACCCTGAGTCCTTAGATTGATTGGACACAACAACCAAATCACTATGCGTATTACTTATCGTAAGCGTTTACCTCCTCCGACTGTGGCGTTCAAAACGAAGAAACGCTATGTTCGTAGCAGAAACCGCAACATTATCAATGAAGCCAAATCTTCTATCTGAGCATAGGTTTATGCTCGTACCTAATGAGGATTCTAAAGGAGAATGGTTTGAGCCATATTTCTCTAAGAGCCCATGCGAATGTTGCGGTAGTCATTTAGGCGGTAATCGCTACGACTGTACTGCAATTGGAAAAGACCTGTGCCTTGAGGATATCTCTGTATGTCCTGACTGTGTTGTCGATTTCCAATAACTTGACACCCCCCTCCCCTAAACCTTAAAACGATTCCATGAGCAAACTAAACAAGCGTGGCGAAAAGCAATTTGATGAAGGCGAGTTTCTTCAAGAGACTCAGTTAGACATACATGACGCACTCGATGCTATCATGATGATTGAAAACGGATGCGACCATTCTGCTATGGTTAGTTGTTACCAGACTCTTATCAATAGTGGTATCATCTATACCTTGCAGGGTTCTCATCAGCGAACCGCACAAAACCTGATTGATGGGGGCTTCTGTCACCGACCTTGACACCCCCCTCCCTCCCTCAGTAAAACGAATTCCTCAACCCCAACCCAACACTACCATATGTCACTCAATTGGAAAATGCCTGAAGACTTCTTGAATAACAAGAAGCACCTAATGTATAAGGATATCAAGGAAGACGGCTCTTGTTCGATGCAAGTCGAACTTGAATGCCTCATCTTCAGCACGATGCACATCCAGCATAACCTGACAGGCGAAATGACTGAAGATGTTCTCATTGAGATTGAGCGTAGGCTTAATCTCCTTAAAGGCATCGGCTGTCTTATGTCTTACTCGCTATATGACGGCGAGAATCATCGTACTGTCTATACCAACCTTGAATCCGTAATCCGCTATTGGGGTCTGGATACTAATGTCTCTCACTTGTCCCGCACTGCGTGGAATAAGCGATTCATTAAGATGAGTGAAATCCGTCCCTATGAATTCAAGTATACTGTTCAGGAAGCCAAGGAGAATATCGCTAAGTTCGATATTACTCAGGCCGACCGAATCTATCAGGAGATGCTCGATGCCAAGGCCAAAGCCAAGGCACTTGACACCCCCCCCACTGAATCTGCATAACGAATTCCTCAACCCCCAACCCAACATACCAACCCATGAGTAATGCAAAACTGACGGAAATGATTAAGCACCTGCAAATCCCTGATACTATCCCTAAGGAGGCGTATCCTGTGGTTAACTTCAAGATTGATGGTAATATCTTCAGTGTTATTGGTGCTGTATCTAAAGGCTGGCGTAAGGTCGATAAGCAGGTGGCTGACCGCATCTCCGCTGTAGTTAATGAACACGCTGAGGATTATGACCAAGCCCTTGGTTTCCTGCTGGCTGTCACCAATGTCGAATTCGGAGATTCTGACGATGAATAATCCCGCACTGCGTGAGGCGTTAGATATCTTGCATAAAGTTTTAACTCGCTCAAGGCGTTTACAGGAATCTACTCAGAATGCATCTCAAACATCTCTTGATATGCTATACTCTGATACATGTGATGCCTATTGGGCATTCGATTCTGCAATCGAAGAGCAGGAGAAAGCGGAAAGCAAGGATGTTGACACCCCCCTCCCTCCATCGGCATAAGGACTCCATGCCCCTCAATCCTCATTCGCTCCGTGAAATTCAAGACTTCATCTGCATGAAGTATAGGTACACTGAAGAGCAAGAAGACGCTCAGTATCGTGTAGCCGCAGGTTACTATGCCCAACTGTTCGATATCTATGAAAGCGGTGTCGTGGAAGATGAAGAAATCTTTCAGATGCTCGCAAATCGTAGGTGGGAAGTAGAAGCATATGCAGAAGAGCGTGGATGGACTCTCGATAGGGACTTCACCTATCCTGAGCAATCCAAGGCCAGCAGATTCAATCTGGTATCCGCCCTTAAAAGCGAATACACCCCGATTGAATGGCGAACCTCACAGAAGGAATGAGAACTTGACCCCCCCCTCCCTCCAACCCTAAAACGAATTCCTCAACCCCATACTAACCATGAGCAACAACAAGAAAGTTTACTTCACCCTCACTACGACCTATCTCAAGTGGGATAGCGAGAAGCACGAGAATATTGTCGGCACTACGCATATTAATCACTATGCGTCCGCCACGGAACTTATCACCCGCATCAGTGATGCTCCTGATTCCTATAAGTCTATCGGTTATGATTACCTCCGCACTGAGGTTACCGATTACGGCCTGTGGTCTCACCGCATCGAACTGTCTGAAGTCTTTGAAATTGCTAAGAATGAACTCGCTGATAAGCGTGGCAATTATTTCCCTGCGGTTGTGGTGACCGCCACGGAAAAGTCGGTGTAACAAATACATAAGTGGGATACGAATGCATTCGGAGTGCATTCTGTTATAAAGAGCAGACACATATGAGTCAGAAAGATATGGATTCATTGCCCATACCGCACAGATAGCATATTGTGAAGCCGTCCCACACCCCTTTTGGCTGACCTTGACACCCCCCTCCCTCAGCCCTTAAAACGAATTCCATGACCAAACCGCTCCATGTATTCGCCATTACCCACAAACCTGAGGGACACAACTCCCCTGCGTTGATTGACAGTAAATCTGCGGTATTCCCCACATGGGAAGATGCAGAGATTGAGCGTCTGCGTAAGTACCCTAATAAGGATTATGTGATTACTGAAACTAATTACATCCACCCCTATAATGATGGTACTTACGCCGCCATGCTCCTGCCTGATAATCACCGCAAGATTTGCAACCCCTCTGCCCACTAACCTTGACACCCCCCTCCCTCCATCTGGATAACGACCTCATGAAATCTTACATCCTCTATATCGGCACTGACGATTGTATCATGTACGAAAGCAAGCATGACCGCTATCGTAATTGGGGCGAAGACTATACCGCCTATGAGGCGTACCTCCGTTCCATGGCCTGTGGTGTCTGGCCTAAGGAGCGTCAGGATGAAGCCTTCTCCGCTTTCAAGGCCACCTTGACACCCCCCTCCCTCTAACCCTAAAACGAACTCCTATCACCACTATGAGCAAACTCAACGCCCCCATATCGTTCACGGATTACATCCTCGACCCCGCCACGGACAATCCCCACCTGCAAATCCGCAAGATGCCCAAGGGCTTGCGGGATTCTGAGAAACGCAGGTGGCTCATCAGCGAACACGCTAATTTGGAATATGCGTCCGCCAAGGCTATGGATAAGTATAACGCCACAGGATTCCACCAATTCCGCTCGTTTGCGGAAGCCCTCCAGACCGAGGCCGATGAATGCCTGTTGGCCTCCAAGCGGAAGTATATCGAACGCAACCCTTGACACCCCCCTCCCCCTAACCTTATAACGACTCCACATCACCACCATGAAGCCCACCCCCACCGACAAACTCAATCGTGCCAACACCCTCGCCGCTTATCATGCGGATGAAGCCAGAATCCATCTGGTTAAGGGTAACATCAATCGAGCGGAGCAGGAAATCCGCATCAGCACCCGCTGGAAAGGCGTTGCCAAGCGTATCATGAAGGGCATGACCTGTGCCGACATTTTCGAGGCCAATGCCCGAACCGCCAGCGAAGACGGCACGCCCTACCCTCACTGCTGAGGGTGTTGACACCCCCCTCCCTCCAAACTTATAACGACTCATATCACCACCATGACCCACAAATACCGAGTACTAATCGAACGCCTTGAAACCGATGGAGGCCATCGCTTCTACCTTCAGGACACTGAGAATAACGAAATCCTGTACGAATGCCCCACCGAATTCGTGGCGAATGAGGTCTGCCAGCAGTGGAATCGCATCGGGCCGTCCTATCGCCCTGACTCCACCCTCGACCTCCCTTGACACCCCCCTCCACCCTCAGATATAACTCAGCACATCACCACACCAATGCCGACACCCACCTCCAAGAAGCACATGGATATCATCCAATCGCTCATCACGCCAATCTCCAAGCGTCTATGCAGTGATGATGATGAAATCTCATCCTCAGTCACCGATGCGGAAATCATGTACCTGACCGCATTAGATAACGCCCTCAAATGTGCCGAAGACGCTCGTCTTGACACCCCCCCTGCCTAATCCTTATAACCAATTTGTACCCACCACTACCCATGAACACCACCACTGAAACCACTGAAATGAATGATGTAATCCTGTCGGCCATCGTCCGACTGCGGAAGGATTACCCCGCCTTCACCGAGGCTGAGGCCACGGCCATCCGCAAAGCCCTGTGGTCGGCTTGGTACATCGCCTACGATGCCGATAAGGCCAATCGCTGAGGCTATTGACACCCCCCTCCCTCCGCCGATATAAGTCTATACATCACCACCATGAAAGCACCATACGAAACCCTCGAAACCCTCATCGAAATCAACAAGGCTCTGATGGAAATCAGGGATAACCTGAATGATTCCAATCGAAAGGGCTGGATGAGCCACCGAGTCGAAGAGGCCACGGCCTCCCTCGAAAGCCTCATCGAAGAGGTCGAGTGGCAGTCCAATCGCATCGAAGTCACCCCTGAACAGGAGTGACCTTGACTCCCCCCTCCCCTCACCGATATAACCTTCTTGTACTCACCACCATGTATCACATCCAAAACGCCGAAACCGACCTCACCATTGCCACCGCCGATACCTATCAGGAGGCGATTCACATCGCCCTGACCATCAAGAGGATGAACGCCTTTACTGTCACCATCGTCTTAGGAGCGGGAGCAATCACTGTCTAATCACCCCTGAAACCCCTTACATGACCCCTGCACCCTATATAAAAGAGGGGAGGGGGGGTGTAAGAGGGTTTTTTTTCGGGCATTGAGGATTACATTAGGAGAGGGACACTTTTTATCCTAAAGACCATAAGACCTAATCTCACCCTTAAGAACGAGGGGGTTATTAGGGGGATTGTTGTTTGTTATCACAAGCCTATAATTGTAGGGGTGTAATGGTATTAGGTAGACTTATAAGTCAATATAGTGATTCTAATGGGGGTTTTGAATTGCTATTCTAAAGGAAGTGTAGATTGTGTCTGCATGAAGAAGGAATCTGAAGTGATGAATGAACTGAATCTGAGTAAGGCCGAAATTAAGGCTTTGAGAGAGTCTGCCCCTGAAGGTTCTTGGATTAGAGATGTGTCTAAAAGACCTGAGCGTCTGTGGGGCTATCTTTGGAGCGAGGTTGGAGTCAAGTATCTTACTGGCACTATTGATAAGCCTGTTACAGTTACTGAAAGCCCGAAGGTTGACACAGACACTTATGAATGCACAGTTCTTAGAAGTGGGTTTACGAACAAGCGACTCATAGAGATTGAATTTAATGGTAAAAAGATTAAGGCTGTTTGCCGAGACAGTTCTGTCATTAAGCCTAGATGTATTGTCAAGGTGAGAATCGTTGGAGAGAGTGCTTGCGTTTTGTCCATTACCAAGAAGCATATGAACTCCCTCTACAATGGCTGAAAGCGAAAAACCACCTGCCGCATCATTGACCGACCCTCTTATTAAGGGTCAGCGTCTTACTGGAGGCATGTTTATGGGTGGCGGACCGAACATGCTGATGCCACTCAGCATTACAGACATAGGTCAGTCTAATTTCCAGACAAAGATTGGTAATCCTATGTTTGCGTCTGCCAACATATCAATGCCTGAGAATCTTGCTTCTCTAGGAAGAAGCATGATAAATATAGATGTATTAACAGCAAAAGCCAAAACAGTTGGAAATTTGGTTGGCGGAAACATGATAGACACAGTTGCTGGAGCCCCAGAAAGAATGGCAAGAAACGCAATGTATGGAAAGTTTCCAGACCCAAGGCCATCAACAACTCCATTGAGTCTGTATCAAGACTATAGGGCTATTAGGTCTCCTTTATCTAACGCAAGACTTGCAGGTGTTGCTGGAGGAATTGGTCAGACTACTGTTAGTAGCGTGGCAGGTGGTCTTTTGAAGAGTGCCGCAAGAGGAGGCATTTTTAGTATGGTCATGCCTGTTCTTTCTCTTGGTGAAGGTTCTGAAATTACTCCTCAAATGAGATTTGAGTGGTCGGAAAGACAAAGAGAAAAAGAAGCAGAAAGTAAAATGCTTGACAATTTTGCTTTGGAACTTCGCAGAGGTGGCATGGACCCTCAACTTTACGCAATGGGTTATTATAACGAAGTCCCACAAGAGCCACTTTGGACTGGGAAGCAAAGATTTACGCCAGAAGAACAGGCACTTGGAGACTATGAAGCAATCCTTGAACGAAGGGCTAAGGCTTTTAAGGAAACTGAAAGACTTTCCAAACTTCCTACATTCAACGCAGTTCAAGATAAAGGCAGTTTCATGTCGGCTCATTTTCTTAGGCAGTGAGCGTTGATATCAAAAATCTGACACCGCATCCAGTCATCATCGCTCCGACTCTGGAGGAGATTCGTGTTCTGGTAGACAAGAACGGACCAGAGATTGTCGCTGAACTTCTGCAACTTAGAGAAGATAAGATTATTGCTGAGAAGATGGACCCATACAGGCATGGGTATGAACCTCAGCATTGGAAAGATGTGGACTCCATTCTTAAAACGAAGAACGAAGTTCTTGTGCTTGGCGGAAACCGAGCGGGTAAAACAGAGTGGGCCGCAAAGCGAGTAATCCAAACTCTAGTCAACAAGCCTGATGCCAGAGTCTGGTGTCTGCATACCACAAACTCTTCTTCTATCCAGATGCAACAAAATGTTCTCTGGAAGTACATGCCGCCCGAACTAAAGAATGCTAGGAAGACGAAAGTCACTAACATCTCGTACTCTCAGAAGAACGGCTTCTCTGACAACACTTTTATTCTTCCGAACCGCTCGCAGTGCTTCTTCATGAACTACGCTCAGGACAAGAAGGTCATCGAAGGTGGCGAAGTTGACCTTATCTGGTGCGATGAACTTGTTCCGCTCGACTGGATTGAAACACTCCGTTACCGAGCCATCACTAGGCGAGGTAAAATGATTACCACTTTCACACCAGTTCTGGGATACTCGCAGGTGGTCAAGGACTATGTCGCAGGTTGTCGCTTCAAGAAGACACTCCCCGCAGTCCTGCTCGACAAAGAGCGTATCCATGTCGGCGGTTGCCCGAAAGGGCATATGCCGTACATGGCAGACTCCATGAATTCCAACTGCGGTGTTGTATGGTTTCACTCGCAACTGAATCCATACAATCCTTTTGACCAACTTGCGGCTACGCTGGAGGGGAAAACGAGTAATGAAATCAAAATTCGAGCCTACGGCTGGGCTGAAAACACGGCTGGGTCGCAATTTCCTTCGTTTACTGACCAAAATATCGTTACAGACGACAAAATTCCCAAGGAAGGCACTAATTTCATGGTAGTTGACCCTGCTGGGGCTCGAAATTGGTTCATGTTGTGGCTAAGGGTGGGTAAAGATGGCAATTTTTATATTTATCGTGAATGGCCTGATGTTTCCAATGGTGAATGGGCTCTACCGAGTGAAAAACCTGATGGAAAGATGGGTTCTGGGCAGAAAAATGGTGCGGGTAGGGGTCTTGACGAGTATAAAGAATTGATTTTGGACCTTGAGGATGGGGAAGTGATAGCGGAGAGGTACATTGACCCTAGGGCTGGTGCGACTCAGGCGGTTTCTGCCGAGGGAGGCACAAGTCTAATCGAACTTCTTGACGCTGGTGAGCGTCCTATGTATTTTGCCCCTGCGGCTGGCCTACACATCGAGCAGGGTGTCGCCATTATAAACGACTTACTGTTTTATAATTCCAACGACCCCATTAGCCCTATCAATCAGCCAAAACTGTATGTGTCAGAGGAATGCAGGAATCTCATATTTGCAATGCGTGAATGGACGAACCAAGATGGCGAAAAGGGTGCTTGCAAAGACCCTGTTGACTGTCTTCGATACCTAGCAGTTATGGAACCCTCCTATGAGGGCGATAATGCGTTCAAGGCTAGAAACAAGTCTCATTCTTATTGACTTTTGTAATTTAAAAACTAATAACCGACCATGGATAAGCAATCTTACAACACAAAGCGTGATAAACTGGCAATGGCTAGTGATGCTCCCGATGTTCAGGAACTGATTAGTGAACTGAGACGCTCTTTGTACAATGGTGGCAACACTGTTGAGATGACCGACAATGATGACCTTCGCTACTGCAAGTGGGCTGGTCAGACAACTGATGGCAAGAAGCATTCTGAAAATAGAGCCCAGAATGACCCTGCTCTGCCTTTTGAGGGTGCTTCCGATGTTCGCATCAGACTTATCGACAGAGTTATCAACGAGATGGTTGCCCTTTGGGTTAATACTTGGAAACTCTCGAAACTGCGTGTTTCTGGTCTTACCATTGATGATGGTGCTAACGCTGAGGCCATGACAACGCTACTTACTCACATTGTCTCTTGCAGACTCCGCATGGAGTCCAGAAGAGAAGGTGAACTGTGGGCTCAGTACGCCCAGCAGTATGGTTGGTCAACAATGCACATTACTTGGGAGCAGGAAATCGGTCTTCAGGCTCAGAAGATTAGCATTCAGGAAATAGACGAAATGGCTATGGCTCTTGCTCAAGAAGAACCTGATAATCCTGCCACACGCATTCCTGAGGCGATTAGAAGTGGTGAAGATGACGGAATGGTCATTTCCATGTTCCAGTCGGTCATGCCGAATGTCCCTGAAGACCAAGTTGCCAAGATGATTCAGGAACTTCGTGAAAAGGGCGAGGCTACCATCTTTGTCGAGTCTATTACTAAAAACCTTCCTCGCCTTACGGCTCTTAAGCCCTATGACGAGATTTGCTTCCCCCCTGAGACAATTGAACTCCAGAAGGCTAGAGCCATCTTCCGCAGAGTCTACATGACAGAGGTTGAACTCCGTTCCTTCGTCAAGTCTGACGGCTGGAGCATGGAGGCCGTTGACGAGGCTATTAACACCTCTGGCAACATCAGTTGGTATACTGACCCCAACATAGTGCCTGTAGCGACTCTGATGGGCAACCAGCAGTACAGAAACCGCAACCTGATTGAAGTCATCTACGCTTATGCTAGACAGATAGACGAATCTGGTAATCTGTGCATGTACTATACCATTTTCTGCCCTAATGCCAAGGGCAGTGCCTACTTTAAGCACGACAAGTTGGCTTATGCCCACAACAAGTACCCCTTCGTTGAACTCAGAAGAGAGCATATTAGAAAGTCAATAATGGAATCCAGAGGCGTTCCTGAAATTTTGGTCACAGAACAGGCCGAACTCAAGGCCCAGCATGATGCCGTCCGTGATAGAACGGCTATTGAGACCATGCCTCCGATTCTTATCAAGAAGCGTATTCAGGGAATCAATAAGATTGGACCTGCTCTGCAACTTCCTGTCACAAGTCCTGATGATTACAGATTCATGGACCCGCCCAGAGGCTCTCCTAACCTTGCGGAACTAATTATTGCTCAGGTTGAGAAGAATGTGGCTAGTTATTTTGGCCTTACGCATGAAGCGGTGGCCCCCCAGAAGACCCAGATGCTCCAGCAAATGTCTGTTGACGGCTGGCTGAACAGTTGGGCTGAGGTTTACTCGCAACTGCTACAACTTTCGCTTCAATACATGCCCCCTGAGGAACTCCAGCGTATCACAGGTGTCAATGTGGCCCTTGGTGCTACAGATATTGCCAACCAGTTCGACTTTGAGGTCAAGTTTGATGTTAGAGACATGGATAACGAGTATGTGATGAAGAAGTTGCAGTCTATTAGTCAATTTGTCCTTCCGCTCGATGTTGGCGGTGTCGTTGACCGCAATAAGTTGGTCGCTAAGTTGGTCGAAGCCATCTCCCCTGATGTTGCCAAGGAAATCATCCTTGACCAGCAGAGTGCGTCCCAGAAGATGTACAACGATGTTCAGAATGACATTGTTAAGATGCTTATGGGCATCGAACCTCAGTATGTTGAAAATGACCCTTCGGCTGGCACTAAGATGCAGTATCTCCAGCAGACAGTCCAGAAGTCTCCCAAGGTCCAGCAGATGGCTCAGGGTGACCAGATGACTGCCGCCCTAATGCAGAACTACCAGAAGAACCTCCAAATGTCAATTATGCAACAGCAGAATAAGGAAATCGGCAGAACTGGCGTTACGCCTGTGTCTGACCAGATGCAACAGGAGGCCCAACAGCCGCAGGAATAATGAGCGACTTCCAATATGACCAGAATGTGTTTGCCTTTGAAAAAAGCGAACTTTGGGACACAATAGTCTTCATTCTCAAGCAGAACATTGACACAGAGACTGCTGACGCTCTTAGCCCTAACACCTCTGGAGAGTCAAGAATCCACGCCTGTGGAAGAGCCAACGCCCTTGCCGATATCCTGTCAGTTCTTGAATCCGAAAGGAAAGAAGCACTTCATAATAAAAGAATAGATATTATCTAGTTGACTTTCTAACAGGAATCATTTTAGTCCCCTTAAGTTTCTGCAAACTCTAAATGCTGTAAAAAAACAAAGCCTTGCTCTTACTAGCATGAATACCCCCCAAAACGGAGATAACAACGCCTCCCAGCCTAACAGCGAAAGTGTTGTAGATAGAACTGAATCTAGTCAGTTTAATGAACAAGACCTTGCGAGTATCCTACGCAGGGATTTCGGAAATCTAGATGATTCCGATACAGCGGCTGAACCTGCTGACAATAATGGCTCAGAAGACCAGTTCAGAGATACGGATGTTAGTCAGGATTATTCGGACTCTCAGAATGAAGGCGAAGAAGTTCATTCACAGGAAGCAGAGGCTAATGATGGTGAAAATAGCGAGTTCCAGACAAAGGGAGTTCAAAAGCGAATCGACAAGTTGACCGCACTGCGTAAGCAAGCGGAGGAACAAGCCGATAAACTTAAGAAGGAGGTCGATGACCTCAGAACCCAAGTCGAGTCGTCTAAGTCCACAGAAGTTGTAGTCAAGTCGGATGATGCAGTTCCCTACGCAAATCTTAATTCGATAGCAGAAATCGAGCAAGAAATCGCTCAGGCTAGGTCGGTTAGAAGATGGTGTGAGGAAAACTCAAACGGCATTGTTGTACAGAACGCTGATGGTTCGGAGACGGAATACACTTACGATGATGTAAAGCGTATTAAACTTAATGCTATGGACGCTATGGAGGAACACCTACCCAAACGCCTGAATTATATTCAGACTAAGAGCAAGGTCGATGCCATTGCATACAAGGAATATCCGTGGTTGAAGGATAAGTCTAGTAAGGAACGACAAATTGCAGAATCGTTCATTAAGGCTTTTCCCCAGATTACAAGATTCCCCGATTACAATGTTGTAGTTGGTGACTATATTCGTGGTATGCAAGCAAGAGAGAACGCAAGCAAGGGCAGAAATGTCCAGCGAGCCCCTCACCAGCCCACATCAAATTACGCATCGCCCAGCCGTTACAAGGACAGTAGCGACCCCGATGCGACAAAGAGATATGTTAAATCTAATTCCCAGAACGACCTTGCGGCAATCATAGCGTCCAAGTTCATCTAAACTAACCCTACAAACACATATACACATATGGCAAAACTCACAGAACCCTCCTTCTCGTCTGGTAAGAGAGAAGACCTCGCTGACCTTATCGCACTCGTTGATGCTAAGGATACGCCCTTCACCTCCATGGCCCCCAAGGGCTCCAAACCTGGAAATACTAAGTTCCGCTGGCAGGTTGACTCCCTCCCGAATGCCGTTGCCTCTCAGGCTGGCGTTGTCGATGGTACGGATGTTGACCCGAATGGTGGCACTATCCAGAACTTCGTTAAGGATGGCGAAAACCAGTACCGCTACGAACTGGAAAATCACATTCAGGAATTCCGCAAGGCTGTTCGTGTCTCCCCGCTGACGCTTGATATCGCTGTCATCGCTGGCGTGAAGGACGAACTCGCTAACAATGTCGCTAAGGGCATCACCATGCTCAAGCGTGACATGGAAAAGACCTTCTGCTCCAATAACCTTCCTAAGTCCGACAACGGCACGAATCAGGGTTACGCCTCCAGAGGTCTCGACTCTTGGATTCGCCCTGTCAAGACGACTGGTGGCGACTTCGCTAACGACAACTACCTCGAAATCCCGACTGCCTTCCGCACTCCTGCCACCTCGGTTGCTGGTAATGCTGACGCTGACTCGGAATCGACAGCCACTGTCTCGTCCCTCACTGAAATTGTCGTTCAGGATATCCTGACCTCGATTTACAGCCAGACTGGTCAGTTCCGCTCGTATGACGCTCTTGTTGGTCCGAACCTCAAGAGAGCCTTCACGAACCTCGTCTACACGGAGCGTAACTCCACTGCCGCCTCGCAGACCACGATTCGCACCTTCAACCGCAATGCGGCTGAATCTTCTTACATCTCCTCGATTGATGTGTTTGAAGGCGACTTCGGTCAGATTCGCCTCCACCCCTCCCTCTTCCTGAAGAACAACTTCTGCGGTTACATCCTCCCGATGGAACATGTCGAAGTTCGCTACGGCGGCTCTGTCGCTGGCGTGAAGGAACTGACGGACAATGGTGGTGGCCCTGCTCGCATGATTAACGCTATTGCGTCCGTCTGCGTGAAGAACCCGCTGGCGTTTGGTAAGTTCGACTATGTTGCTTAATCGCAATGTCTGACCCTCTCATAGAATCACTTCATGAAGTTATTCCTGACCACCTCTTAAACGAGGTGAAGACGGAATTTCTTCGTGGGTGGGCTATGAATCAGGTGAAGGCAAAGACTGAAGCAACAAAGATTGCCTCCTTTGGACATTCCAACGAGGCTAAGGACATTGACGGAGTTGGGAGGCTGGTTGCGAAAATCCCTCCCGACTCTTTTTATTATTGGTCGCATATCCTCGGCGTTGAATGCTGGGAAGATAAGCAGTTCTTGCGAGAATTCATGAGAGACAATCCTGAAGTCGCAGTTAGGAACTATACCAAGAAGACCATTGTTAATGGTACAATTTTTGACTCTAGCGGGTATAAAGCATAATGAAAACAATAGATTTCAGCAGAATCCTGATAGATGCTATCCAACTGTGTGGCCTTGATAGGACAGACATAACTAAAGACACATTCACGCAGATTCGTGACCTTGCCCACGCAAGAACCAGAATGGCTTGGGAACACGACAAGTGGCCTGACCTAATTAGACTACAGGCCGCTACCCCTCAGATTGACGGAGATGTTAAGTATGTGGTCAAGCCTAGTGGGGCTGGTGAAGTGTTTGCAATTTGGTTCAAAGACCCTAATGCTACTACTAGGGCAACAAGCATTGACTTCTCTATAGTCAATACTCCTACGCAGGAAAGACTTGTCATTAGAGGTACATTTACGGAAGACCTATACATTGAGTACAGGCTTGAACCTGTCTCCCTTGAGGGCAACCCTTGGAGTCCTAGCATTGAATACTTCCCGACAGTTCAAGTATTCTTTGACAGTGGCTCTGGAACAGGTGGTTTGGCCCAAGAAGAAGGAAAGCCGTTTACTGGCAATTTTTATAAGTGCCTAGTTCAGAACACAAATACTAGCCCTGCTATTAATAATGTTAACTGGATTAAGGTTGAGATTCCTTATATCTTTGGTCAATACATTGCTAGAGGCTGTCTAGCGGACTACCTTAGGTCTGAAGGTCAGTTTGATTCTGCCAGAGTCGCTGAAGCCGAAGCCAACTATTTCCTTGAGGTTGAGATTGATAAAATCGTTAGACAGCAGGGGCAAATCCAAAAAACTAACTTCATTAAAACATACTAATCATGTCCAACATATCCATCTCCTCTCCGTTTCTTGCATCTCTTACGCATGCTGACTTTTCGGTTGGCGTTACCAGTTCCTCACTCCTTACAGCCGTTACGGCTGGTCAGCGTAGAGTGCTTACAGTTATTCAAAATAAGCATGCCACAGCCAAGATTCAGGTTATCCTAAACGCTACTGGCGATATCGGCATTCTTGTTCCTGCCAATAGCAACCTCTCTCTTGATAATTACAATGGTCCTGTTCGCTGTATTAGCGACACGGCCTCTACTACTGTTCATGTTGCCTACGCTATTGTCTAATGAGCATCAATGTAAATGTTGGGAATATAATTCCCACCAATGTCGTTGAGGTTGGCAATGAGATAAGCGTCAACCAGTTAGCGGCAATAACGGCGGCTACAGACCCATCTGCAACCAATCCGTTTTCTACGGCTGGACATACGCATATCATTGCAAATGTTACTGGCCTTCAGGCGGCACTAGACGGAAAAGTTGGGATTGCTCATACGCATGCAATTGCGGATGTTACAAGTCTTTCAAACGAATTGGCTTCTAAGGCTGGCATTTCGCATACGCATACAATAGGTGATGTTACTGGACTTCCTGCATCTCTTGCTGACAAGGCTTCACTTGTTCACACACATGCCATTGCTGACACGACTGGCCTTCAGACAGCCCTAGATAGCAAGTCTGCCACTACACACCTCCATACAGGCGTATACGCTCCTGTTGCCCACACTCATGCAATTGCTGATACTACTGGATTGCAGACAGCCCTTGACGGCAAGGCAAGCACGACACACACGCATACAGGTTACGCTCTGCTATCGGGTGCTACATTTAGCGGAGAGATAGAAACACCTTCTATTGGCAATCTGCTTAACACAGACTTGGTTGTTGATTCGTATAACGATACTGGTGCTGGCACTCATTACTACCACAAGTTTACTCCGTTTGACGGCAAGTTTGTTCTTGCCCCTAATGGTGGCGGTCTAGTCTACCCAGATGCTACAATTCAGTCTACCGCTTCTTACTCTAAGGCACAGTCTGACGCTCATCTTACAACAGTTGCTGGCTGGGTTAACACTAAGGCTGACTTGGTGCATACACATGTAATTGCTGATGTGACTGGCCTTCAGACTGCCTTGAACTCCAAGATGGCGGTTACACAGTCGTGGCTTGAGTTTGATATGGGAAGAACTTTTACCATAACAAATGGGGTTCTTACTTGGGATGCTTTTTCTACATTAAGCCAACCGATATCTGGCCCAAATGCTGGAAATTTTGTTTTTAACAAAAAAGTTAATTTTACACCTACTGCGGAAAAGGCTCCATTAAGCCTAGGAGTAACTGTGACCACCCCGACCTCCTCTGTTGCTGGTGACCTCTGGATTGCAACGAACATTAATTACAAGGATGCCACAGGGACGCAAAAGGCTGTTGCTAATACCAACACTTCCAACACCTATACCGCTCCGCAAATCATTCAGACAACTGTTGGGACTGTTAATGCCGCTCTGAGGGTGACTCAACTGGGAACTGGAAATGCCCTTACTATTGAAGACTCTACAACACCAGATACATCTTCTTTAGTTGTTGACTCTGCTGGTCGTGTTAGTATAAATTCAAATCCTGCAAGCCCAATAAATACATATTCAGATTTCTGGGTTCAAGGAAGGGCAGAAAATCAGTGGATTGGTTACATGTTTACTGGAGGAACTGGGCATGGTCTTTACATTCAAATTACAAATTCAAGTAAAGATGCCCTTACGACTACTGGTGGTGTTGCAAGATTTTATGACGGAATTGCATTTGGAGCAAACACGGCAAGAATTCAAAATATTTCGGTTCCTGTAGTTGCTACTGGCACATATGACGAAGAAATAGCGATTACTATAAATTCAGTTAACTATCGCATTCCCTGCCGACAGGTCTAATCATGCCTAACGCCAACAGAGCCCTAGATGGAGACAATGGTTTCTACGGCGTAGATACCAGAGCCAACCCTGCCACGCTTAAGGCTGGCATGCTTCAGGATGCCAAGAATGTCCGTATGGACTTGCAGACATTGCAGGTTCGTAAGGGCATCAAGCGTCTCCTTGAGGCTGGAACGATGGCAACTGTAGGCAAGATTTATGGAACAGGTGTCTATGTAGAAAAGGACGGAACTGAAAATATCATTCTTATTGGAGAGACTGGACTGTATAAATACAACATAAGCAGTGGTGCTATATCAAGCAAGTATGAGTATCCATACATAACAGTTGGGGGAAGTAATACAAAGTATTACAGGTCTATTACCCAAGACCAGACACAGGTTATACAGGCCGCTGGCAAGGCTTACATCCTTCGTGGCGAGGCTACTGGATACATAAATGGAAATGGTGCTGTTGGTCAGCGTGTGGTTTCAACAAACAATTCGACAGAAGTAACAGTTACATGCGTATTGCCTCATGGATTTTCGGTTGGTAGTGAGTTCGTAATTGAAACCGACCACCCTCAGTTAAGTGGGTCGTTCATGGTTAAGACAGTAATTAACTTAACATCCTTTACATACACACTTGACACTATATTCGCAAACCATACTGGTGACTATGTCATTCAGGTTGCAAAGCCAGTCCTTTGCTTTGATGGAGTGTCCGTCCTCCCTGTCGCTCAAGGTGTGATTGACGGCACTATTCAAGGTGGCACAACCCCTACTTCTTGCGACTTCCCGCCTACGAGCAAAGCCGTATATCATAAGAATAGAATCTATTGCAAGTATAGCAAAGACGAGA